GTTCCACTTGGGGAAATATCAAGTGCTGTGCCCCATCTGGAAACTACCCCACCTTGCAGAATCGGGTCCATGTTCTGCAACTCCCTCGCTTCATTCGGAGCAAGTAAGTCTGGTGTTACAGATAAGTTTTCACCCCCAGAGAAATCTTCAATTGTCTGTACTGTATACTTAGCCATCAGCGAATCACCACCCATGCAGTAGAACTGCTTCGTGTAGACATTGATTTTTCGATTTCACTTTCTTTTGCCATCTCTGCTTTAGCTGTTAAATACTCAGCTTGGTAAGGTCTGTATCTGTCTTCATAAGCAACCTCATCTTCCAACAGGGTGGCTTGTTTTGCAGAATACAGGACAAACATTCTATGGTATCTTAATGGTATTGCAGGAACGTAAGTTGGACTTTGAACCAGCTTGTCTGGTGTACTGTCATAGAATACCTCAATGGTTGCTACTACAACACCAACAACAACTATTTCCCCAGCTAAGATATAATACCCAATAGATGATGAAGAACCAATAGATGTTCTCCCAAGTGTCATGCCATTAGACTGTACAGAGATTATAGATTTCAGACCTGCTGGTAGTGGGAACCCACCCAGTTCAGATTTAGCCACTGTTACTTTTTTAGGTAGGAATAATACAAATGAGATATCATCCAGCATCTCTTGGAACCAAGTGTAATACTGAAGGTTATCATAGGTATCATCTATTTGTGCATTTGCTTGTTTTATAAGTTCACTTACTGTTGCCATACTCTACACCACCTTATTCTTTGACCTCTGTAGCCTTCTGCTCTAAGAATAATTTAATATCTTTCCCGAGTGTAGCGTCAGAAGGGATATCCCACCCAAGAGCATCAGCATATTCATACATACGAGCAATTGTCCATGTTTTAGGAATAACAGCTTTGATGTTCTCATTTGTGTCTTTCTCATCTTCTACTGGGTTATTTATAACCACAGCAATTGGGGCAGGTTTGACTTCTTCCTCACCAACAGATTTGAATCCGAGAGAGTTTAAGTCTTTGATTTCGTTTGAGTCATTTGTTAAGTACTTGCCGTTTGCAAATTTATAGTTACCACTATTTCCCATCATTGTTGAGTTTGGGTTGATTTCATTTTCAAATACGAATAATTTCATAACTTCCTCCATAATATAAAAATGGGGATGACCTCAGCCATCCCCAGATTATTAATAATTACACACCCAAGTTAAGCTTGATAATAGCGTGTCTCTTTGGTTGTTTAAATTCAAGACCGGCTTCTGTCAAGTATTGGTCTCTTCTACCATCTTCGTCGTTTCCTTGGATGTTAGTTTTAAGAGATGTATCTCTACCAGATAAAGGTCTGTAAGTGAGTTCTTCAACATCAAGTGCTAAAGATAAACCCATGTAGCCTTGCACAAACAAAGGATGCTGTACCATGTTGAGTGTTCCGTGTGGAGTAATTAACTTAGTGATATTAAGTCCAAGCTCTTTACTCATGTTTGATTGGTCTCTCTGTAGGTAATCAACAGCAAGTTTGCTAACCAATGTCATCCATCTAGAAGACACAAACCAGAGTTTTGAGTTGTTACCATACTCGAAGATTTTCTCAGTGATTTCAAATAACTTATCAAGTGTAACAAGTGACTCGTTCACATTGAGGTCATTAGGTGTGCCAGTTAAGAACTGCATAACACCACCTGTAGAAAGAACAGGTTGCTCGCCAGTTACGTCTTCGTTTCTCACGCCAAACAACAGCATTTGCTCAATCGATCTACCGTGCTCAATACCTTTTCTATTTGCCAATCTACTGTACTCAGAACCACCGTAGAGTTTCTGTGCATCAAGCGTATTTGTAATAGAGAATGGAGTTTTGATGATTTGAGTTAAGTTGTACTGAGTTCTAGTATTGTTGTACTTCTCTGAAGGAGAACCAGAACCTTGCATCAAAGCATTACCAAGTACTAATACTTTAGCGTCAGCAGGGATGATAGCTCCAGTAGTCCCACCGTACTCTCTCACGATTGTGAGTGTATCAGTTGAGATTGCAGAAACTTTTACAACTTCGTTTGTAGCAACGATTTTAATTAAATCGTCTTTAGCAACTTGTGCACCTTGACCAGCTTTCAAAACCAAAGTAGTTGCAATAGCTGTAGCTGAAGCACTTGCCTCAACCCATACAGACATCAAGTCTTCTTCAAGCCATTGGAATCTAGTGTTGTGTGCAGAATCTTTGCTAAGTTTTGACATCAATGCTGTAAATGGATAAGCGGAAGGTTTCAAAAGTGAAATCTTGTCACTCATGTCCACTACACGTCTGTCTTGGTTTATTGAGTTCGTGCCTCTTGCAGTTGTAGTAATATCAGCCATAATAATTTACCCCCATTAAAAGAATAGTGAGTTTCTCTGTTTGCTCACGTTGACTATCGAATCAGATATTTCGTCTTCTGGTGTCTTCCCTACGTTCTGTTGAACACTTGCTTTAGGTTTATCAGACGCCATTTTGTTTTTTATTTTTGTTATGGTATCTTTGTCTTTCAAACTTCTCTCTATAGCTCCCTCTAGTGAGGCATCTACAGAATCTGCTTTCGCCATTTTATAGGCAACCGACGATGCTTTCTCAGTACCTCCTTGCCACAGATAAGGATTTTCTTCCAATAATTTGAGGACTGCATCACTGTGTGTTTCAAAATCTTTGTGCTGTCTACTCAATCTGTAAATAGTATTCTCCATATCTATTTTTTCTGATTGCTCTTTTATTGGTCCCATTTCTTTTTCTGTCTGCATTTTAACAGCGTTCACAATTAGGTTCACCACGTCATCTGGTGATTTGAGTTGTGTCTGGTCGAAAGATTGTTCACCGGCAATACTTGCTGATTTCTTTTTAATTTCAGAAAGTTCCATAGCTTTCTTGGTGAACTCTGGACGAAGGTTGTTGTACGAGTTTTCTATAGATTGATAAGCTTCAAATAATTTCTCTGGGCTTTCAAACTTAGATTTCCATGCAGGTTCTTCAACTTGTCCTGTTTCTTGATTATCCTCTTGCTCTGGGTTATCCAAACTCTCGGGTTTATCTTCCGTTAAATCTTCACCGGGTGTGAAATCATCTGATAAGTTCTCATCAATCTCCGAATGTTCTTCTATTTGTCCTGCATTAGGATCATCAATAACTATAGGGGTTGGTTGTTCAAAAATATCGTCTACCATGTGGTACTCCCTTCTACTTTTAATTATAATATACTTATGGTACAATTACAACATTTTATTTATCATGTATTGCAAGGGAAAGGTCCTTAAGAACCTTTTGTAGTTCCTTTACCAAAGCTTGCTGTACCACTACATCTTGTAATGTGTCTGGCTTTTTATTTACCAGTGAATTTTTCAAATAATCTATCCTAGAGCTGAGTTCAGCCTGTAGTGTAATTATTCTGGAATCATTCATAGCTGACCACCTTGTCCACCTTGAGAGAATTGTTGGAATAACTCCATAATTCTTTGGACAAGAGGCTGTAAATTTTGGTCTTGTGGAGGATTTCCTTTTAGTACATCGAGAACCAATTTAACCAGTGTTTCTGGATTAACTTTGCCCTGTGTTTCTTGTTGAAGAACTTGCACGACTTGCCCAATAACTTGTTGAATCATTTGGTCTTGACCCTGCTCTTGTCCACCCATTTGTGGTTGTGGTTCTGGTTGAGCTTGTTGTTGTGCCATTTGTGGTTGTCCACCCATTTGATTTTGTTGTTCCATATCTTGTGCCTCCTTGGCTTCAGCCTTTACATCTTCTTCGGTTTTAATTAACTTGTCTGATTCGGAAATTTCAAATGCTGTGAATACTTGAGTCAATAACTCTGGTATATTTAAGAATGCAGAGTATGGTGAGAGTGTGTTCAACAGGTTGGCTAGTTGGTTTTGCTTCACATCTCTGTTTGACATGTACCCAATGGATTTACCAATACCTACCAACTCATACTCATGGAGTATATCGGATTCCTTCATGACTTCACTTGAAAATTCTCCCTGCTCCCCAGGTGTTAAGTAAGGGGTATCATTGGTAATGAATTGCTGGTTGAGTTGGATTATCTGTGCAATTGCATCCTTGAACCCACCAAACTCAATCATCTTTATTGTGAGTGTAAATCTCTCGTTACTGTTTTGCTCAGTAATGGATGCCATAGTAGCTGTCTCACGTCGTTCTGTAGAACCTCCTCTGGAAACCTCGTGGACCCCAATTACTGTATCCATGTCCTTCTTGATGACTGCTTCCTCATTGTACCCTGCTGAAGTTACATCTTGAAATTTGAGCTCTTCAATATCATCCATCTCATCAACGTTTATAACCCCACCAGCTCTGGATACCAAGTCACTCTCAGAGATATTAGAACCTCGTCTGACTTTGTGCATCTTGTTCAGTATGAACGAAACGTTATCCACACGTTGGTTTCTGTGTGTATTAAGCTCCATTTGTAGTGGGTACATCATTTCTACTGAACTTACTCCCCACCACTGCCCAGAAACTGGTACAAGTTCCCATTTAGCAAAAGGCTTTTCCATATGGTACAGGGGATTGGGCTCACTTATCAAAACTTCTTTCCTGTTTGCTACAGATATTTTCCAATCATCTGTGTGGTAGTGCAGGATTTCAACATCTTTTCTGGAATCTTTTGTACTATTGATATACCCAACCGACTCAAGCTGTTTGTTTGTGTTCATGTTGAACTGGTCATTACTATCCTTCAAACGCTTTACAGCTGGTTGGTTATAATCCTTGTTCTCTAACAGGTCAGCATAATCTAGGTATTCCTTCTCAATTACATATCTTGCCTCCTCAATTGTTGTACCTGCTGGGTCTGGGAAGAACAAATCATATGGCACATGCTTCATGGTAGGGTGGTCTGCAACGATTACTTCCTCGTCCTTTGTTACTGGGACGTTAGGAGCATCATCACCGGAATCCGTAGTACCAGCTCGTCTTTTCTTGACGGTTTTCTTCTTGTACTTCCAACCCTGCTTGGTAATGGCAACACCTGCAACCAATGCTTCCAGTATTGTAATGTTTGTCACAGCTATGACTTTAATCTTCTGCTCAAACTGGTACTGTAGAAACTTGTTCATCTGTTTTGATTTAGCTTCTGCCTCTTCTTTGTCGGACACATCCAAGACTTTTGTGGACACAAATGGTCTTTCTGAGAACATTGAGTTGATAATCTTGGCTTTCAGTGTTTCAATATTTCCCATAGTGTAAGGTATAAACAGGTTCGATCTTCCGGGTTTGAGTTTCTCCTCGTCAATAAATGAACGATAAGATTTGTACCACTCAGTTATTTGGTCATGTTTATCCTTGTGGAATGTTTCAGACTTTTGGTAATCATCCAATACTTGTTGGAGTGTTTCCTTGTCATTCATGTTCTCAAAATCCCTTGAGTGCTCTGGTAATTTCCTTCTTGGCATATTCCCTCCTAATACCCTGTGATTGAATTTGTAGGTGTGTATCTGGTGTCCGTGTAGTACCTTTGGAAAAACCCGCCAGTAGGTCTGATTATCTGGGTCAAATACGCCAGACAGTCTATCAAGTCATCATGCTCCCCATAAGGGAACTCTAACAGCTCATTCTCCAGTTCACTATGACCGTACCCAATGTATAACATACCATTTGCAAACAATGGCTGAAGCTGGGACTCTATTCTAGTGTTCTTGGCTACCTGCATTGTCTTGAGTTCCTGTATCCTTACGTATACTCCTCTGCGTTTCATCTCATCTTTCATGATGAACATATAGAGTTTATAACCACCAACTGTTTCCATACCCAGTTTCCTTAATTTGTGCTTGTACAAATCAATGTAATGGAATAGTCTATCAATGACTTCATTAGGTGGTTTCCACATCCGTTCATAATCAATAACGAAGGCATCTTTCTTATGATCAATACCAATAACCACAATAGCTGAAGGGTCATCTTTCTTTTTAGCAGAGTTTGCTGGGTCAAATATGATATACACATCTGTGAAGTTGGGCGCCTTATCATACTTGTTGATAATGTCTGGATGAAATACTGAGGAAGAGTCATTTAGAGGCTGTAACATATATTGTGAATTGAATATATATGCACCTTGGTCTTTCCTCTGTGATGCTAGGAACTCCTTCGTAAGTCTTGTAGGGAAATATAATACTCCCTGTTTATTCTCTGCTGGTCTGTGAAGTGTATCAAATGAATCACTCTCCATAAGAGAACCATATAAGTCGCCCATGTGATACCGTGTGCCTATTACAAGTAGTAATCCACCGGGTTCAAGTAGGGATAGTGAGAGTTTGTAGTGGTTCTTTGTCTTCTCTATCTGGTCTTCTGTGTTGACATTACGCTCTGAAACTATGTCATCATAGATAATTACATCGGGGTGCATACCTGTACGTGCATTGTCTACACCTGCACAGAAGATACTTGGTTCTTTCATACCAAGTTTAGTCCTGTATTTTAGTATAATCTGTTCTTCTTTCCATGAACCTGTGTGTTTTTTATCACAGTCCAACAGGTACTTTCCGGAGTTGTCCACACATATGAGCTTCAGCATCTCATTTGACTCTATCTCACTCTTTATCGCCGCCAAATAGAGCTTAGCATTACTGAATGTTTCTGAGTCAATGAGTACACGGAGGTTTCTGTTGTGCCAAAGTAACCATATGGGTAAGCATATTGTTGCTACTGTACTCTTGAAAGCACCACGGGGTAACATGATTAACTTTTTCAGTATACCAGTCGCCTGTGTTTTAACATATTCTGTGGAGATCATTGGTGAGAACTTGATGAATGAATCAGAGTCTAATCCCAGCTGGGTACTCTTTTCAAGTCCATACATAATGAAATCACACAGTTCTTTGTGGGGCATCTCTTCCATTAGGTCTTTTCCAAGTACCATCTTAGAGAAAAAGAAGAAATCATTCCATGCGTGGCGTCTGATTACTTCAATATTTGCCTGTATATACTGTAAACTATTTTCATTCTTCATCGCTCTCCTCATATTCTACGACATCAGCTGTAATATCCACTGTTTTTAGTGCAAGGGCATTTGCTATTTGTGCTGATTTTAGGATATACTGTAACTGTTCGTCTGGCAAACTGTGGATGTGCTCTGTTTTACCTTGTACCTGCACCCTTTTAACTGAATCAAGACCTGTTCTGTTGAGGATTTCAGTAGATGCTTTGAGCTTTATACGGTCATCCTCTGAATCTAACAATCCAACCAGTGTACTTGTAGCCTTGGTTACAGCTAGTGCCAATGAATCCTTGGCTACTGTTGTGATATCTTGGGTTATAGTATCTGCTACTGCCCTGTACTCCATAGAACTTATTACTTTATCAATGACATATAGTGGGAAACCAAGCTTCTCTGATATCTCTTTGACGGTCATTCCGTATGACCTCATTGTAAATAACCTTACAAGGTGTTCTTCTGAGAAGTTTGTTACCCCTCCTTCTTTAGTAAGACGGAGATACTGGTCTTTTGTCAACATTTCTGACAATGTTACCTTTGGTAATGATGATAGTATGACTTTTTCATTGATAATTTGTTCCAAATTTTTGGTTTTAGACAAAAAATCACCCCTTTTTTAACTTTAAAATCTAATTAAATTATACCTTAAAATTTATGTCTTGCCAACTTTAATATTTTAATTTATAATTGTATTAAACAATAATTATTCTTTAAGGAGAGCAAAATGGAAAATGTGAAAAGTGTAGCAACAACAATTACATTGTACGGAGACAGAGCAAAGCAATTGCAACGATTATGTATTGAGAACGGGGTAAGTGCTACGGCATTTTACAATACAATTATTGAGGCATTTGTTGAGGGAACACTGAATATATCGGATACAGGAACCAACAAAAGAAGGATTGACAAGCAAGACGATATATTTGATCAACTAAGATTTACAATACTTGATTCACAGGGGAAACAACTATACTAGGTACTGAGAGGGGCTAACTATGAAAGACATTCTACAAGTCTCCTTGATTGAAGCATTCCAGAAGTATGCAGGAAAGCATCAAGGCGATTTTTCAAACGACGGTGGACATAGATATAAGACACTGTGCCATGCTCACAAAGACACAGCACCATCACTTAAGATATATGATAAAACAAGTACTGGGCAAGGTTGGGATTTCCACTGTTTCGTATGTGGAGCAAGTGGTAATGTAGTAGACCTTGTTATGGATATGAGTCTTGCAGATAGCAAAGAAGATGCTATACGTATGATTCGTAAGGACTTTAATATGGAGTTCCCAGCTAAGGTTACACTGGATTTCTTTTGTAGGATGAAAGGACTAGACCTACAATTTTGCCAAGACAATGGGTTTGTAGAGACTGAACGTGGTGTTAAGATAGCCTGTCTCGACCAGAACCATGAAGTAGCGTACTCAAAAGTAAGGGTTAAGTATGAAGGTAAAGATAAGTATTACTTCAGTAGTGGTAACAGCACAACCTATGATATACCATTCGGGTTTCATTGGTTATCTGCTTATGATAGGAAGAAACCTCTTTATATAGTGGAAGGAGAGACAGATGCGGTCACCCTCAAGCAAGCAGGCTACCAAGCAATTGGTTATCCTAGTGCTAACTCTTTTGGTAATGTTGATTGCTCGTACCTTGCTGATTTTGACAAGGTAATTATACCGAGAGACAACGACCCAGCAGGGCTGATGTTCGTGAAGAACGTCAAGGAACAGAAACAGGAAGGCTTATACACCATCAACTTCTTCGGGGCAATAAAGGATGTAAACGACTTTCACGTTTATAAAGCAAATGGAAACATAGCACAATTCAAGGCTGAATTTGACCAACTGCCTGTGTATGCTGTATCCTACGAAACTTTGGTCCCGATTGTCAAAGAAAATCCAAGTGTATTAAAGGACATGAACGTACTATACAACATCGGACTGTATATTGATAATGAAATCGAGAGGGATATGATGGTAGACGCCATTAGTAAAGCCTCTAAAATAAGCAAAGCGACTATAAAGTCTGGTATTGAGAAGGCTTATAGAGAAACCAAGAAGAAACTTGCTGACTCTATAGTGTCTACAGACCTTATTGTAAGAGAAAATTGCTACTACAGAATCAAAACCAACGAAGGTATACCAACTGAAACGATGATTTCCAATTTCATTATCAGACCCACGAAGGTTCTGGACCGTGATGGAGATATTGTTCGTGTTTTAACACTGGTAAACAGTCGTGGACAGTCAGCACAGAACATCATGTACTCTGCTGAGGAGCTTACCATACCAATTAAGTTCTCTACCAAGTGTATGAACGCAGGTGACTTCTTATTCAAAGGCTCACAGGAAGACCTACAGGCTATCGCAGAGATGATTTTCTCTAAGGAGCTACAATCTGTCAAGTCACCATCAATGGTGGGGCGTACAGACGAAGGACGGTGGATATTCCGTAACTTCGGAGTAGATAAGGATGGAACGATTATAGAAATCAATGAAGAAGGCGTTATTGAGTTTGACAATGAGCGTTATTTACCAAAATCCCTGTATGTTGGCGATGATGATGCCTCTGTAGACATACCAGACCTTCCTCATGAGCTTCCGGAACCCAGTGATGCAGAAATCAATGACTTCATATCCGACCTTCGTATCTCTTTTGGGACTGATGGGGTATATATGGGGCTTGGATGGCTGATTGCAGGGCTGAACAGTCACCACATATTCTCACAACACCGGATGTTCCCTTACCTCATGACCATTGGTAAACGTGGTAGTGGTAAATCCACATTTGCAGGGCTGGTTTATGAGTTGGCTGGATTCGGTCAACACAAAATCTCCTCAATAGACTCTCCAACACAAGTTGGTATGCTCAGAACCATGAAATACATGTCATCACTACCTATTGTGTATGATGATTACAGGAACA